GGCTTAGGACAAGGAAAGAATCCTTCAAGTTCTAATGGATCAGGTTTCTCATCGAGAATCTTACCCATTGATTTGGATAACCAAATAGCATCGCCTGTCTCTTTATCCCATATCTCATAGATAAGAGCTTGTTCAGGCATATTCTGATTCTGAGTGTAAGACTTGCCTTCTTCAGGCTTCATATCTAATGGAATCTCATAACCTAGTTCTTCGCCAAAGCGTTCAACTAAAGCATTACGATTCATATAGACTTTACGATATACCCATGTGACTTCTTCCCATGTTCTACCGACTGAGTGACCAAAGTCTCTCCAATGGATGTAATCTACAGGAGCACATTCGTACTCAATCTCTTCTTGCGTCTCATCAGGACTTTCATCCATGTCATCAATAACGTCTGACACTTCTAAGCCATCTTCAGGTAGTTCTTGTTCGCTTGCAACAATATGTGGCTCATATCTTACCCACGCAGTACCGCGACCACCAATCATTCTGTCAAATACAGATGAATCCATTGCAGTCTTGTAGTCAGAGTAATGCTCTAATTCGTACTCTAAAGCACGTTCTAGCAACATACACGCAACTCGACCTATAGGATCGTTATCCTTAAATCTACGAGTTACGTCAGGTCTAGGAAGTCTTGCGAATACTGCTGGTGTAATTGTTTGAACATTAGAATAAAGAATGTTGAACCGAGCATTTGGATTGTTTTGCGTTCTTGAATCGTCACGATAACGCTTCAGAATCTTATCTGCTCGACCTTCCCACTTCTTAAAGGCACGTTCATAGGATAGTATCCTGTTGTACCAGTCTGTGTAAGTGTGCTTCATAATTAACTAAAATCGCCAACAGCTATCGCAGTTACGTTTGATCCTGTAGTGATTTTCCATGCACCATTAATAGAGTCAGCAATAATATCAATGCTATATACACCGATTGCCGTGCCTGTTGGTACTAAAACATATGATGTTGCACCATCTAATAATGTGAGTGAATTGGTTGTGGTTGCTGTAACAGTAGCAATGATTCGGCTTAATGTATCGCCTGCTGCTCCTGTTGCTCCTAAGACTTGTGCTGTTGTGGATGCTGGGATGTATTCGTATGTAACCCCAAATGGTAATTGAACGGCCATTATATTCTCCTGTAAGACGGTTTAGGCGAAACTGCCCATAATTCGTTTAGTGTAACTTCATTTGCATCTACTGAAATTCCTCTAATCGAGTTGTCTTTCGAGAGAACTTTATCCTCATCCTTCCATGCTATTGAAAGCATACGATAAGCATCTGAGCCATGTGAAGTCCAGTCGTGTCTAGGTTTATCTCTAAACACTTTCTTGTCTTCATCATACTCACGCTGATACTGTCGTAAGCACTCAATACCATCAATACATTTGTGATCAAACCACGATCTCTTTAATGCCATTCTACTTGCTTGAATACCATCTTGTAAAGATAGACTTGGTACTATTTTAAGCGATTCTATGGGTATTTTGTTAGATATTTGTTCAATAATTGATTTGCCACCAGATGCCAAAGTCTTTGCTCGTGCGTCATGTGGTAGCCAATGTATACCATATTCATACTTATATTCACGTTTCTTCTGTTGAATCAAATCAGTATAGTATTCGACTGTCTCACCATTTGAGCTATGGTAATCTAATACTCGTATCTCCCCATGAATGACCTGATACCACCAAATGCTTGTATCGTCTGAATAACCCAAGTCCCACGCAGTATTAACTTTAAACATAGGATCATGTTCAACGTCTGTTATTCGATTTTCATCTGTCAATTGACGCATCTCTTTGCCGTAATAGGCACCTAATATAGCCGATTCAAAGTTACATTCAAACTCAGCTTCATACTGATCTTCTGACATCATGCTGCGAGCATCGTCTAGTTCTTCTTGTGGAAGTATCTTCGTTTGACTTGCTCTTAATACTTTAACGTACCAGTTCTGTTGTTGTTCAGCTTTACTAAATATCTCATAGAATCCATTATGTCCTTTAGGTGTGCCAATAAATGTAGCCCATCCTAATCTGTCTGCAAGTAATGGCCTGACAATCTCACCCCATAATCTAGGTTTCATATCAGCCATCTCGTCTAAAACTACGCCATCTAGGTAATTTCCTCTGAGTGCGTCTGGATTATCGCCACCAAATAGTCGTATCTTTGCACCATTGATCAGTTCTACCCATAGCTCAGATTGATTAGCTTGCTTGCGTACAGGTTCAGTAAAACGTAATAAGTATGACCAGGCAATAGACTTAGCTTGAGCATAGTAAGGAGCAATGTAAGCGTATTGTGCGTTTTCCTTACCTTCGATCAATGCTCTATAAATAGTGTCGTTCAGTACAGCCACAGTCTTGCCACAACGTCTGTGTGCAACTATAACTGCCCATCGTTCTTGTCTATCGTGAAAGTCTTGAAATACAGTTCTAGGACTGTAATCAAGTTCTATTTCTATGACTTCTTCCATGAAAGCCTATAATGAATAGGTTTAGCTTCATCTCCCACTACTTCAGTTCTTGCAAGTTTAGGCACAGAATATTCAACTAAGTTTTGAACTATCTCACAGGCTTTAGCTGGATTAGGTTGAACAATATACTTTCCTGTTGCATCGTCTAGGATGCCTTCAGCAGTCGATACAATCCACGATTGTAAGAATGGTAGGTTAGCATCAAGAAGTTGTTTAACAAGCTCACGAGCTTCTTGAGTGACCTTATTAGGCACTCCCGCCTTTCTTCCACCGTTCTTTTTTCTACTTTCAACTACTTTATTATCCATATAACCTCAAGTGTTTGATTTATATACGGTAAATTATATACTATTTTTTAATGTTATTTAACTGTTCTTCTAAGATGTCTTTACGACTTACAGGTTTACTGTTCTTTTCTAGTATCTTTACTTCTTTAGGGTCAAATACTACAAAGTTACTTGTGCCTTTTTCTTTTCCACGACTACCTTCATCTAAATATCGTACACCTTTGATACCATATTCTTTCATTATTTTAGAAAATTCTGAGCCATTTCTTTCAATGCCTAAAATGTCAGCAACATTGTTCATTAATTCTTCACCAGTAGGTTTGTAATTTGGTGCGTTTCTTGGATGTTTTCCTATAGTTTGTGCTAATGCTAAATGTTCAAAAGGATCAAAATTTTCATTTTTAGAAACATCTTTTAATAATTCTACAAATTCTTTAGGTTGTTTACTAATTGGGCTATCAAAATCAATCATTTTGGGAATATATTGATCAGAAACATCTACTTTATATAAATTACCACCAACTTTTCCTGTTTTTGCATTTTCTATTGCTTTTGTAATTATTTCATCATTTGCATTTGGCAATACAGATTTAATTCTATTTGTAACATAATTTTCATCAAATCCACCATTAAATAACCGTTTGGCGATATTTTCTGCACTATAGGCATCTTTACTAATATTTTTTGGCACTTCTAAAGCATAAGTTTCAGCTACTTTAGGACTTTCAGCAAAATACATTCCATGACCGTAAGCTTGAGCACCTTCACCAGTACCTACTTTTTTCAAATCAAACGCACCTTGAATTTCATGTGGTGTGCCATGATAAGCAATCATATTACCAATAGGCATATTCTGTGTAGCTTTAGCACCAGTTCTTAATAAAGATGGCATAGCAGGACTAATTAAGCTACCAATAGTTTCATGCTGACTACTACCTTGATAATCAGGATTCAATCTAGGTATCTTTGCTAGGATTTCTTCAGTTGTAGGTGCAACACGATTACCCATGACGCTTTGCATAGTTTCAGGTGCAAACTGTCTTGCTAATTCGCTAATGTCACCAAATGTTCCTGGCACTTGTGCAACTGCACCACGACCTAATGATTCAACTACACTTGGAGTTACTTTTGCTACGTTTTGTATGCCTTGTCCTATTTCTTGATATGCCTGTTTCTTAGACATACCACGCAATAAATCAGCCAAAGTTTGTTTTAAACTTGGTGAATCATCATAAGATAAATCGTATTCCATGATTAGAACTTGTCATTTTTAACGTAATCAAAACGCTTTTCTAGTTCTTTACGTCTTGCAATACGTTTAGCTTGGTTTTTTTCTAATGTAGATTCTTTATGCTCACGTAATAGAGCATCTTCTTTCTTATATTTTCTGTCCATGTGTTTCATAAATTCTCCATTGCTGCACGAATTTGGTCTTTACGATTAGGCATTTTCTTCTACATGGCGAGCATAAGCATCTTCTAGCGTCTTTTTTCGCTTTCCTGATGCTTCTTTACGCTGAACAGATAACGCAATCGCTATCGCCTGCTTAGGCTTCTTGCCACTTGCTTCCTCACGCTTAATGTTTTCGCCAAGTGCTTTCTGACTGGATGATTTAACTAATGGCATGATTAACCTTTAAACTTGAGGAGGTAAATAGTTGTATCGATTTCTTGTGCGATGTTATCAATTAACTGCACAATTTGAGATTCATTAGGCAAATCAGCTCTAGCATCTTTTACAAAACGCTGTAATGATTCTAAGTATGCTAATGGTGTGCTTTTAGGTAAGTGATAGTTATCAGGGAAGTTAGTAATCTGTCCGTAACAACCAAAATATGCCTCAGCTAAAGCATCTGTTAATTCAATAATGTTTTCGTAGAATTTACCAAGTGTTTTATGTTGAGCATAAGACTTCGTTGCCCAGTGCATAAAATGGGTATTTGTCCCTGAATGTAACAAGGTAGCGAGAAATAAAGCCATGTTCTTTTCCATAACTTATTTTACTACTTTCCTTGTTCTTGGTGCAGGTTTTTTTTCAGGTATTGGAGGCTCAGGAACTTCAATAATAATATTGGTTTCGATTCTTGTTGCTGGAAATTCAACCATTTTGCATTTATACCACCCAAAATGAGCCATAATTTTTTCTAACAAAGTTTGATTATCTTGAATATCAATCATTTTTATCCTTTAATATGTTCATTAAACGTATTGCACCTTCAACATCATTGATTCTCACAATTGCTGGCCCTTGCCAATTACTTATAAATCTTAATTGAGCTTGTGTAAACTTTTTGTTCTCACCTGATTTTACTTCAACCAATACGCTTTGATTTTGAAAATGTACTAATAAATCAGGAAATCCTTGACCAACTCGTGACATATCTACAACACCAGCACCTAGTGAACGTAGTGTTTTGACTATTTCTGTATGGTTTAAGTCAACTCTTTTAGCGTATGTCATTGTAAAA